CCTACTTGCCGCCAAATACTTTCTTATGCTTTAATAATGTTCCAAGATGGCATAGGACAAAAATAGTTACAGAGTTAGTGCATAATAATTTACTAGAACACGGACTAGTAAGTTTGCGTAATAATAATTCTATACATTTTGATGAACTAGATCTCGAACAAACAAGACCAGAAGCAACACAATGGTTAAAAGATAATATACCATTAAGTATTGATGACACAGATGCTAGGCTTAGGCATATGGCATTTCCTGATACCACAGATGTAGCATTGCATAGAGATACAAATTTTTCAATAGTAACAGAAACAATTTTTCAAAGGGAGAACACAATACCGCCCGACAACAGTACAGACTTTGTTAAAGGTGGCTTTTTCTTTACAGAAAAAACATATAAACCGTTTTGGTTTAAACAAGCATTTGTACTTGCCGCAGTTCCAGGTATGCTACAATATCTTAAATCTATTGGTTGGCAGACGTTTTCACCCTACATCGACGAGAGCTATGACAACGAAATAGACGACAACAAACGTTTAGAAATGATTATTAATGAAGTAAAACGGCTAAATAGTTATACAGATGAGCAGTGGCTTAGTTGGAGGCAAGGAGTCCAGCCAGCAATAGAACATAATGCACAAAGAATTCGTAGAGAACACTCGGGCGATCTAACTACTTCTCAGTGGGAGGAACTATTCAAATGAACATAGATGAAAAATTAAACAATATGAAACCAAAGGATACCCCTTTATTAGTCCTTGGGTACTTACTATTAGGCATGATGTTACTTTTGCCATTAACAGCAAAAGCCGATAATACAAACAGCATAATCATTAGTCAAGTTAACAATGAAGATACTGATGACTTAATACTTACTATCTCCCAAGAGGGTTATGATAATAAAGTTAATCTTTCTCTTGCACACGATGATAATACTATTACAATTACTCAACAAGGTAACAACCATGAAGTTAGTTGGGTTGAACAGTGGGGGTCAGGCATAAACTGGGGCGGCGACTTAGACGGCGAAAACAACACTTTGACCTTTCGTCAAAATTGTTCTCGTGGTACCAGTTGTGGGAAATCAGATATAGGATTTCACATTCAAGGAGACTCCAACACAGTTAAATATGGGCAAGGAGTTTATATGGCGAGCTCAACCAATACTGCATTTATATATGATTCTGACGAGGGCGGAAACCATACAGCAACGTTAGACATTCACGGTAACGGCAACACTCTTTCTGGATATCAACGAAATGGAAACCTAAATGCTTACAGTGGGCATACTTCACGTTTATACCTGTACGCAGACAATAACACACTTTATGCCGCTCAAGAAGCCGACGGAGCAAAGACACTAAATTATACCAGTAACGTTGATGGTAGTGTTGGCAATATCATACAATCACATAACGGAGGCCACACAGCCACAGTAGTGTTGAACGGCAATTATCCGACCAACATAACTTTACTTCAACATTCAGCAACAGCACAGTCATACTCATTGACACAAAATTGTCTTACATCAAGTGGTTGTAGTATTTCAGTTACACAAGATTAATTAAGCGGTTGACACAGTACAATTTCTGTACTATAATATAACTTATGAAACACATGATCAAGTGGTTAAAAATAACCGCTGGTATAAACTTATATCTATCCGTGATAATGACACTAGTGCTAATAGCCTTAGTTGCGGATATCGTTTTAGATACATATTGGCATAGTAATGCTTATATAGAACAATTTAAGAATAGTGATAACTAGTTGGCTATCATCATATAGAACTTATTGTCTATCAGTTGCTTTTGCACACTTTGTATTGTTCACTTTCTTCTTCCCTAATGTAGTATTTTATACTATTGTTGTGGTAATTATGTTTGTAGTTTTGTATGTGTGGATTGATTTAATTCACACAATAGAAGAAGCACACAGAATGGATATATTAAATTTAATACATACTTCTTCCTGCCAAGAAACTATAGAAATCTTATCCTTTGAATTACACCTACACGATCAAAACAGTATAGCAGGCCACCGACCTTTTCATCTGGACGGCATTAACTATTAAAATGCAACAAATTGTTACTTGATGTAACACTTTTCCGATAAATATATTATGTTATAGAAACAGTTTGTTTTATAACTTATTATAATAAGGAGAAAGATATGAAAAATTTGTTATCATTCTTCAGTTTAATCGCTTTATCTAGTATAGTAGGGTGTGCCTCAGTTGGAGGTGCCTGGAATGCTGGTACAGAGATTGTTACAGGAACAGTTGACTCTGTTGTGGGCGGAGCCGCAACAATGGCAGTTGCTATTACTGATGATGTGAGAAACATTGCAGACGTAACTATTGATACAGCACAAGGTGTTGTTAAAACAGTTGCAGAAAATGTTGATGCACAAACTGATGAACTACAAAAGGACGATACACCTGAAAAAAAGTAACGAGTTTTTCTTTATTCCCAAAGGACAAGGACGAAATGTCCGCCTCAGAGCTTGTTAAACTTTTTAAACAGAATGCAAAAAAGTTAGAAGCATACTGCAAGGCAAATCCTAAAGAATGTTGAAGAACAACGAAAGGGCAGACAACTGCCCTTTTTATTGACTGATTCTAAGAGGAAGTGTAATAAAATACGATAAATATTACTATGAAATGGTTGTACAGCGGATATGCTGTGGTATTGTCTATTGTGTTACTACTTGCTTTAAGAGTAGCAGACCCAACGGCATTACAAAGTTTTCGAAGTCAAGTATTTGACAGTTACCAACAACTAGACACTATAGTAGATAGTAACGATGTTGCTATTATTAATATAGGTGAAAAAAGTTTACAAGCATTAGGTCAATATCCTTTTCCTAGGACTACTTATGCTCAGTTAATTTACGACATCAGGCAAAAGAATCAAGGCATATTAGGATTTACTATTATGTTTCCTGAGGCAGATAGATTCGGTGGCGATGAGGTATTTGCATCATGGATAAAAGACAACGGGATAGTTTTATCTCAGACCCCAAGTTCAAAAGGAGTAAAGAGTACAGGTCCTCACATTGGTACAGGAACGATAGGCCCTTTACCCGCACAGGACTTTGTGCTAACATGGCCCAATCTAGTAACGAACATAAGCCAACTAGAGACTATGGCGTTTGGTATTGGAGTTAATGCTTCAGCACCACAACCTGACAATCAAACAAGAACTTACCCACTAACAATAGGCGTTGAAGGAAAACTATATCCTAGTTTTGCTATTGAAATGCTTAGAGTAAACACAGGAAAGCCAAGTTATATAATTAAAACTACAGAAGTTGGTATCAGTGAAATTGCTGTTCCACCCTATGAGCCAGTTGTAACACAACCAGATGGAACATCCTATATACGTTTCAATAATAAGTTTCAAGAAGTAGAATACACAAATGCAGACAGTTTGCCTAATATGGGCGGCAAGTTTGTAATACTTGGAGTTACAGCAGAAGGTATTGCAAACCCTGTGCCTACTCCAATCGGACTCCTCTATCCACAGCATGTACAAGCTCATATGCTACAGAACTTAATAAGTGGTACCAATATAACCCGTAGCCAGTTAAGTGCTGTTACAGAGCTTCTGTGTGCGTTGTTGAGCATGATATTAATTGCTCTAGCAATATATAAGTTGCCCGTTTGGGCTGGATTAGTAACTACAGTTACTCTTATAAGCGGAATAGTGTACTATAGTGTAAGTTCTTACACAGCAAACTTGATATTATTTGATGCAACGTTTCCAGCAATAGCCAGTTTCTTAATATTTTCACAAGCAAGTTTTAACAACTTCTGGATACAGTTTAAACTAAGAGCAGAGATACAAAAACAATTTGCCGGTTATGCCTCACCCACAGTTGTGCGTATGCTACAAGAAAATCCAGACTTAATTAAACAAGGTATGAAAAAAGAAGTTAGTATATGCTTCTCAGATTTGCGTGGCTTTACCCCATTGGGAGAAAGTTTTGGTGATGATGTTCAAGGACTAACAAAAATAATGAATGGCTACATGGATGCTATTACACAGCCTATACTTGATGCAGACGGAATGGTTATTAAGTATATCGGCGATGCAAGTATGCACATACACAATGCACCAATGGACGATCCAGATCATCCTGCAAGTGCTGTGAAAACAGGAATACTAATGCTTAGAGCAGTAGAGGAATTCAATGATAAAATTGTTAAAGAAGGTAGACCGCCGGTTGGTATGGGTGCTGGTATTAATACAGGGCTCGGTTATATTGGGGAAATGGGTTCTACTGCAAGACATTCATATGACATACTCGGAGACGCAGTTAGTACTGCCGCAAGGATAGAAAGTAAGTGTAAGGAATATGGTTGTCTATTACTTGTAGGTGGCGATACATACAAGCATACTAAAAATAATTTCTTTTATCTAAAAGTAGATGATCTAGCAGTAAAAGGAAAGACTGTGGGCATTGAAATATATACTGTACTTGATGTTAAACTAAACAAGTATGCAGGTGCAAGACAACTACACGAAGACATGCATATGAATTATCGTAAGCAAAATTTTGATAAAGCAATTAAATTATGCAATCAACTACATGATGCATTTGAAGGTAAGATGTCAGGGTATTATGATATGTGGATCGAACGTTGCGAATTCCAAAAAACACAAACACTTCCTAAAGATTGGGACGGTGTGTTTATAGCAACATCTAAGTAACTATTCTTCAGGCTCCCAATTTTGTAAGTTGTAAAAGAATTGGGCATAGTATCTTCCATCCTTTATTAACTGTCTTGCATGAAAAAGTTCTAATGGTATTCCTACATCATGTTTTAGTATAGGCCAATAGTAGCGTTTGATAATCCTTTCAAGTCTTTTAACATCAGCCTCCAATGCATCTAGTAAACTATTATTAAACTCTAAATCAGTTAGTAAACTACTAAGCCATAAGTGATGGTCACTAGTAGGGTCATAACGTCTAGTCATATCTCTTGCATCGTAATATAATGCTCTAATTGGGTTTATACCTTTTCGATACTTATTTAGTATATGTGGAAATGAAAAGTCTCCAGACCTTGTTCTAGATTGTCTTGTTAGTGCGGCGTATTCTTTTTTGAGAGCGGCTTTAAGAGAGGCTAAACTTTCGCCAGTCTGTCTATCATACTCTTTAATTATTTTGTCTGCTAATCTTATTTGTCTTGCTGTGAAGTGATGCTTACATGATTCAATGTCTTCAATGGTGTACACACCGTCAAGTAAGTCGTGTGGTAGTGTTTTAGTTTTTGAAAACTTTGCAAGTTCGGATTGAATCCGTACACAAATAAAATCTATAACTTCTGGCAAAACAGACTCCTTGCAACATTACTTAGTTGCGTTGACTTCTAAAATTCTGTGTAGTTTGTCTGTGCCGCCATTACGGGTTAATGTTACTCTTGCACCTTGATGCAATGGTTGAGGCCATCTTCCTATATCAATCCATGCATACCCAGAACTTTCTTCATTGAGTGTTGGAGAAAACTCTTTTTCTACTACAGCGGCAAAACTATAATAGTAGAAGTTTTTGTCCTTGCTTTCGTAAACATCTATAGGGTTGAGTTTGTGTAACTCTGGCATAAAACCTATTTCTTCGTTTAGTTCACGTTGTAATGCTTCAAATGGTGTTTCACCGTTATCTATAATTCCACCAAAGAATCCCCAGGTATGTTTAAAACGTTTATCACTGTTTCTTAGTTGTAATAAACATCTACCTGTGTCCTGTGCTAAAAATACAACACCTGCGGCAGTAATCAAAGTACCAATCTCCAAAATCCTGGATTGTATGTACCTTGCCAACTACTTATCCACTGTGTACCTGTCCATTTGTATTGCTGTGTGGTGTATGTGTTTTTCATGTAATGTTTTGTTCCTGCACTAGTACTAGCATCAAACACCACTGCCCATGCGTTCCCATCAAACTCTATAATGTCATCGGTACTGGCTGATATTTCTCCCCATTCTGCAAATGTTGGAACTATCGGTCCTGTTAATAAGTATCGCTGTCCGGTTGCCTGAGCAATTAACGTACCACCTGGTCTAGAAACACCCGGGTCAATAATTTTATCTACTGGTGTAAGTGTATCACTTGGTAATGTGTCTGCATCTACATTGAATACTAAGTTGTTTTCATCTAGAGAATTAGCAACAATACTGCCTATAACTAATTGATCGATTTGGTCGGCATCGGGACTAATATTAAGTTCTAATCTACTGGTACTTTGCAATTCTCCATGCATTTCTATTATGTCTTGCCACTTAGTTGGCGTACCCTGTGCTGTTAATAATGTAGCACCGCCACTAACAACCTGTACTTTAAAGTCGCTAGGCGAAACAATTACAGTAGCATCATCGGCTAATGCACCAAAGAAGTCAGCATAACTGCTATCAAATCCTAAGTCTGCAACACTATCGACACTATGTATATCGTTAACAATTCTTTGTATAATTGTTTGTCTTTTAACTTTAGCAGGAGGACTAATCCATATAGGAACAGCAAATGTTAATGTAGATATATCAAGTGATTCATCTACTCCTGCTGGCAAAGTTCTACTACTCCAATTAATATCTGTAAGTTCTACTTCAAAAATACTAGTCCAGTCTAACGGGTTATCGTTAACTTGTAATTGTATTCCAGGATTAAAAATTACAAAAATTTGTTCTAGTATTTGTAACTTCATGTCAGTGTTTGTTGTCCATATATCAACTTGTATATTCAAGTTATACGGAACAGGCATATATCTTTGTGTAGTATATAAGTTGCCTTGTGCAGATGTGTATGAGCCAGATTCAACGTCCCATTCTCTTTCTGCTACTTGATTAGTATCAACTAAAAAAGGGTCTTGAATTCTATCTTTTGCTGGCTGTATACTCTGTATACTAACTGTAATTTGCGGAGCATTGTTTACAGCATTTTCGGAATTGTTACGCAATATTTGTGCAACCATTCTGCTGATGTCACCGTATCGTGCAGGCACTCTGTTAAGACGTTCTGCGCCTTTAACTATTTCTTTAACTTTAAAGTTTGAGAATACTCGTACAAGTTGTAACAGATAACGTTTTACCTGTGCATCGTACCAATAGTCTAAGTTTTTGCCTGCCATAATTTATTATACGTTTTCTAAACGTTCCATTAATCTTTCAGCACGATTAGTTACTTGTTTGTGCCATCTAGAGTCTCTACCTTCTACTGCGGCAGTTTTCCAGTCGCCTTCAACAATACCGGCATGCATTTTTTTAAATTTGCTTAATCTTGTTCTGCCCATATTGAACATCATGTTAACCAAGATCTGTTGTACTTCGTCTGGTAAATCTCCAAATACCCCTTCTTCGTATAGTAACTCACACTCGCTAATTGCTGTGTCGAGGTCTTTTTCAAAGCACTCTTTTGTTCTTTCTTCTGAGATTGGCGTTCCAACTTCTTGTCCGTGCTCAGGGTCGGTCTCAAGAACGAGATGCCCGACACCAAAGGTTGGGTAACCAAGGTGGTCCAAGTAGATTTCATTTACTACTCCTTCGTCTATTTTCAGTTGCTCAAAAACTGCTTCTCTGTCTAATTTTGTATCTTTAAAAAACATTACTGCTCCTATGTGTCTGTCCTAGGTCTTACAACCTGGCTTAAATTTGTTTTTTCAGTAACAACTTCACCGTCACTGTTTGTAGTATATGTATCATTATTAATGAACGATGCTAGTGTTTTATTAGCAGTTGCCCAAGTTCGTTTATTATCATCAGCATACTTAACCCATCTTGTTCCTTTCTTTTGAAACAATCTGTGTGGAGAGAAGTCAGTTCGTAAAAAGAAATCTCCGTCACTTGTTCCTGAAGTTGGGAACGATGCTCCACTACCTACTAGACTTAATCCATTAGGTGCTGTACCATCATTTGGTTCTATGTATGCTTTATCCGGTGCATTAGGATCAACATATAAATGACTTGCCCTACCCACTCTTGAGTCTGATGCAACATCGTTTTCTGCTTGTTCTAATAACTTGTCGTTAATAATAATTTCGTCAGCATATTTACTAAGTAAATTTCTAAGGTCGCCTTCTTCCTCACCAGTACCAAGTATGTCTCTGTACTCTTGTGAGTCTGTTATAGGTCCACACTTAACTCTCCATAAGTGAGGCCACCAACGTGGATCAAATCCTTCAGAGGGTCTTGCACCTTCTTGCACTACATAGTATCTATTAATTGCTTCATCGCTACCTAATAACATATCATCACGTAAATGAGGTAACTCTAACACATCACCTGGCATTAATTTTCTTCCTATTGTTTCCATCATAGTTTCTATGTGAAAATTAATGAATACTGTATCGTTTGCCAGGAATGCACCAAATTGTGTTAAGTCAAATCCATCATTGTCCTGCAATTGGTATGAACCAATCATCTCAAAAATATCCTCACCGTACTTCCTGTCTCTATTTTCAAGAAACAACAAGTCTTGTATAAAAATATCTGATGTTTCACCCATTGTACTTGGTCTTGTAGGGTCTTTGGACTCTGCAATGTCTTGCACACCTAAGTATTTGTGTACATGTACACCAGTACCGCCAGCATGAAGATGCTCACCGACAACTCTGTCAAAAAACTTATAGTCGTTAGTTTTTGTTGGATTCCATAGTTTTAACTTTCCCATAACACTATTTATCAGAACTTTAACCAAGCAAAAATAGTACTGATAAATATCAATATGAATAGAGATACTATCTTACATGACATCAAAGAGCAGTTAGGCAATATAGATATTGCAGTTGAAGTAGGCGTTTGGAGGGGAGACTATAGTAGATCTATGATTACAAAATTACTTCCTACGACGTTTTATGGTATAGATCCTTATGCTTTATACGAAGGATATACTGATAAACCGTCACTTACTGAGTTTGCAGATCAATCTAATTTAGATATGCTATACAACGATGTTGTTAACACTTTTGACAAGTTTAATAACGATTACGGCTCAACTAAAAGCATTTTAGTAAGAGATTTGGGAGCCAAGTATGCATCTCAATTTGCAGATAACTCAATTGATTTCGTTTATTTAGACGCTGATCACAAGTATGAGCCTGTAAAGGAAGAAATAGAAGCATGGTTTCCTAAAGTTAAACAAGGCGGCATATTAGCAGGCCACGACTACACAGAAAGAAGTCACATAGAAGAGTTTGGTGTTATTCCAGCAGTAGACGAATTTATACAAAGAACAGGATTAAAACTTAAAACAACACTACCAGAGCCTTATGCTACTTGGTGGGTAACAAAAACATAGGACACACATGAAAATTTTTATTACAGGACACGACGGCTTTATTGGGTCGCACATGGTTGAGAGACTAAAGAACGACCATGAACTAGGATTTTTAGAATATGATCTAAGAGATCATGCACAGGTAACAGCACAACTACATGACTTTAACCCAGAAGTTATAGTGCATTTAGCGGCAAGAACAGAAGTAGAAGATAGTTTTTATGAGCAAATTGTATTTTCAGAAGTAAATTATGTAGGTACTGTAAATTTAATTGAAGCGGCTTCAACATTACCAAACTTAAAAAACTTTGTGTTTGCGAGTACAATGGAAGTATATGGCTGGCAACCAATTAGCGATATTATCAGAGATGGCACTGATGTACCTGAAGACATTTTTGCTTTCACAGAAGAGACCCAACCAAATCCAAATGCCCCTTATGCCGTTGCAAAATATGGATGTGAAAAGTATTTAGAATATGCAAATAGAAGTTTAGGATTACCATTTACTGCTATTAGGCAAACCAATGCATACGGCAGAAAAGACAATAACTTTTTTGTAACAGAGCAAATTATTTGGCAAATGCTTGACAATCCAGAAGAAGTCTTCTTAGGTTACGGTAAGCCGTATAGGAACTTTATTTTTATAGAAGATCTATTAGATGCATGGGAGGCTGTAATTCGTAACCCAGAAAAATGTGCTGGTGAGATATTTTGCTTAGGTCCAGACAATGCTATTAGAATTTCAGACTATGTTGATCTTATTGCTAAAAAGTTAGGTTGGGAAGGTAAAGTGCATTGGGATAAGAAACCTGAACGCCCTGGTGAGATATTTATTCTCAACAGTTCAAATGCAAAAATTACAGAAAAACTAGGATGGGAACCTAAGGTTACCTTAGATGAAGGCTTAGATAGAACTATTGCTATTTGGAAAGAAATTCATAGCAAAAACACCAAATTTAAGAATATTACCAATATAATCGCATAACTTTTGCATCTATTTTATATATAGTTGTTGACAAGGTTAAAAGATGTGTTAATATATGACATATCTTTTTTCTAAAGGAACAACTAAAATATGGCAAAACGCAAACCAAGAGCAAAGAACGTATACTTTACTCCAGAACCAGACTGGAAGTCTATGATGACTGTAAANACTGAAGAGGAAAAACTTAAGGTATTTCGAGAGGCTGATTATTTTACTCGCACAGAGATTGCTGATAAGAAAAAAATACAAAAGTCTCGTGAATGGATTAAAAATAAATCACCATGGACTAGCAAAGACAAAGACATAATCTTAGCAAACCCAGACTGGGCCTTTAGTGCAACCAGCAGTACATTCTTTATAGAAAGTAAACTAGGCTTTATCCCAGAAAAAATTATGGAATTTCTTCAAAGAAGAAAAGAAGAAGAATGGATACCTCGTGGCAAAAAAGCATTAGTTGAGAAGAAGGAAAAAGTACAACTACAACAAGAGAAACCTAAAGTAAGTATTCAAGAAAGAATGCGAGAGCAGATAGGTGACCTCTGTGGTGATATAGAGTACTTTTTAGATGAACTCATTGATGGGAACAAATCAATTAAAGAGTTTGAACCATACAAAATGATGATGTCATATCAACCAGAAGTTAAAATGCCTCATGCAAAATTAATTAAAGAAGAGTTTGCTAATGGACACGAAGAAGCACTAGAAGTTATAGAATGGCAAGACGAACAAATTAAAGAAGCATATAGTAACTTTACTTTAAAGCAACGTAAAGAGTACTTAGAGTACTTTGAAATGATTAATACTGCTTGTGATACCATAATACAAACAAAAGCAACTACACGCAAAGCTCGTAAGCCTAAGGCTAAGTCTAAAGAGAAGATAGTAACAAAGTTAAAGTTTAAGATTAACGACCCTGAATTAGGAGTAGC